TTATTGCCTTTTTCTTCTGCCGGAGCGATATGCTCCCTTCCGGCTACCCTGCCGCCTCCACGTTTTGCATGGCCGTGTTCCAGAAGGTGTGCAATCTGGTATCTGTCCTTGGAATGGACCGTCATGGTAAGTGAGCTGCTGCTCTCCGCTGTCTTTTTGACCGTCCAGCTTTTCTTATATCTTCCTGTCTGCTTCGGGGCATTTGCCTGTATCTCTTTCTTTACGGTCTTAGATGCATCTTTTACCGCATCCTTAACGGTATCCGTTGCAAGATCGGCATACTTTTTCAGACCATCCATGATTGCATCTGCCAGTCCGTCAACCGTTGTCCTTCTCTCTGCCATCCGCTCACCTCTTTGTCAGGGCAGCCCTTATTTTGACTGTCTTATTTTTATACTGCACGTTATCAATAAAGGAAATATTGTAAAGATTCCCACGGAAAACAATACGAAAATGCTCCGTATCAAGACCTGACACCTCA